TATTTATTTCCATATTTATATCCTTAAAACTATGAGATTATTTATATAGCGGACGTTTACTCCGCTCACGTTAAAGAGAGGTGTTACCCTCTCTCACCTATAACTATGCAGTTACATCAGCCATTGTAGCTGGACCGTTAGTGTTTATTCCACCTGAACCGTATTGACCAATACCAATATCAGTTGCACATGTCTCAACTCTAAGTAACTTAGATTGATCTAGTATAATACCAGCATAGAACCAATTAACTGAGAAGAAACCTTTAAGACCAAATTTATCTGCTTGTTCAACAGCACCTGGAGCTTTAGATTTAAACTTCATTTTTCCCCATCCTTGTAGACCTACAGTTGCGAACGCACCTTCAGTTGGACATAGAATTGGGTAAACATTAAATTTTGATCCATCATTAGCAAGTGTACCTGTATATCCAGCAGGGATAGCAGCACCAGCACCAATAAACTTCATAGCTCTCTCAGACTCAATAAATCTCATTTCATCAATAGCACCAACTTCTTGGTCTAGTAATGTAGCAGCTGAACCATATTGGTTAACTGGAATCCATGCAGGTCTTGAGTGCATATCAGCAACACCTTGTAAGTCATACTTAATTTCAGGACCAACAATACCAATGTATGAAGCATTAATAGTTTTAGTATCTACTTTAGTTGAACCAGTAACAATAGAAGTATACTTTCTAGCTCTATTAGAAACTAGAGTAGCAACAATCTTTCTTACGTCATCATAACCAATAACTGAATCTGCATCATCATTATCACCTTCAGCACCCGTACCTGTAGTATCTTGACCTACAGTAGCTCTTGAAGTAGCTGAACCAACATAATACACATTAGCACCACTTAGCATATCTTTTTGGATAAGGTCTTCATTAACTTGCTTAGCAGCATCACCTAGCATCTCTCTATATATCATTTGAGTTTTATCTTCTGAAAATAGCTCAACTTCATCAGTGTACTCTAAGAACAGTCCAAATCTATTAAATGATACTTCACCAGTTTTCTTAGTTACTACAACTCTATTAACGTCATTAGCACCTTCACCAAGTACTGGAAGTCCTGATGTAATATTACCAATATCTCTATTTGAACCATATAGATTACCATCTGAAGCATCACCATCTTTATTTAGACCAGCACCTGCAACACCTGCACCATCTAAAATTTGTTCCCACATAGAGATTTTAAATGTCTTACCATACTTTTGAGGCATAGATTTACTATCTGCAAATTGCCCATAAATTAAATTAGCTGTAGCAGCCTTTACACCTGCTCTATCATAGTGATGTGTTATTGTGTTTGCACCTGAAGTACTATTAGTACCATTACCATATACGTGACTCATGTTATTTCCTTATTATAGTCATTAAGACATCATTACCTGTTTATAGAATTTGTCATATTCTTCATCTGACATATTCACAAAATCTGGTTCTTTAGTCTTTTGTTTTGTTGCCTTTGATTTAGTAGTAGCAGCAGCTCTACGCTTCTTACTAACTGACTTCTCTCTTTGCACCTTATTTGCTTTCTCAAGCTCAGCCCTTTTAACTTGTTGCTCACTTAAGATTCTACCAGCCTCAATATAGTATTCTAACTTTGACTTTCTACCTTGATCCAAGAACTCTAATCTAGCAGCTTCTGGAGCTACCTTCTCATAAATACCATTCTTAATGTCATTATGTAATCCTTGGATCATTCTTGGGTTCTCAGCTAGTTTACTTTGAGACTCTTTATCCCATAAGTTATTTACCACCTTAACAGTAGTTGCATACTCTGGATCATTAGATATACTCTTCTCAATCTCTTTAAGATTAGCAGTTACTTCATCTTCACCATAGAGCTTACTCTCATATTTTACATTTTCGTCTAAACTTAGAGTGTCTATCTTGCTATCCTGAATAACTTTCGCTATTGCAGCTTCATCACCTCTCTTAATATCAATTAATAGTCCTATATCTGCATCAGTAAGTCCATGCTCTTTAGCTGCACTTACCATTCTTCTATAAGGAGCAATGTCTGCCATTTTCTTCTTATAGTTAGCTCCCATACTAGCCATCTGATACACTTCATCAAGTGACTTAACTGGTATATCCATACCATCAGCTCTTACTGGTCGTAGGGTTTCAGTAGTAGTTGTTTTCTCTTCAACTTCAGTTTGTTCTTCTGGTTCATCAGCACCTTCAGAGTCTTCAGTATCAGTTTCTTCATCTACAGTATCGGAGTCCTCATCATCATCAGATTCATTATCAGTATCTTCATCTTCGTCAAGATCTTCCTCTGTTTCCTCTTCAGCTTCATCAGATTGTTCCGTATCTTCTACTTCCTCTTCTTCATCAACACTTGCATGCTTTTCTTCAAATGATGCTTTCTCTAACTCATCATCTTCCATCATCCAAGCTCTTTCTTCCTCTGGGGACATATCCCCAAATTCCGCTAATGGATTATCACCCATACTACACTCCTACTTCTTCTTCAAGTGTAGGTACATCTTCACCTGTCATTTCAGCTTTCTCACCTTCTTCAAGTGCTATCTTAGCTTTACTACCTAACATTTCTACAGTCATCAACCATCTACTTAGTACACTCACACCTAATAGAGTATCCTCTACCATTTTCCTACCGTCTCCAGTACTTGTACTTAGCATACCTAATTGGTTCTCTGCAAAGTTTGTCATAAACCCTTTCTCAATAAGAACTTCAAAGTCCTTATTCTTACTCAAATTCTCATAAGCCTCATATAGCTCAGCCGCTAACTCATTGTTGTCCATTAAGTTAGTATTTGGTTTGTCTTTAATCATCATACTCATGTTAAAGGTCCTTTCCTAATTGTTTAATAATCTAACATTCTTTTAATGACATAGGTTGCTTGGTCATGACTGCATTATATTAACTAAATTCTTAAGAATTAATTAATTACTACCTAGCATACGCTAGAGATGCTTCAGGCACATTAACCTGTCCATACTTCATTTGGTTCTCTTCGACCTGTATAGTGTCTTGTACAGCTTGTTTAACTATATCAGGATTAACACCAGAAGCTATTAATGCTCTTGGATCAGCACCATCTTGTAATGCCATTAACACTTTACTATACTCTTCTTGCATACCTTGACTATTTGCTAGACTTTCCATTACTTCTTCCTTTACTACATTTCTTCTTTTTCTTCATACTACTTCCTTTCTTTTTACCTTCATAGAAGTGGGTAATAGTATTACCCTCTCCTGAACCATAAGCTAAACTATTCATTAGAATAAATCCTGATATGCAATAGACCATGAGGTAATAGCATCCCCTGCTCCACCTACTAACTCTCTTTTAACAATCACATACTCATCTGTAGGATTAGCTTTAACACCTAACTTCTCAAAGTCAAGAGATACACTAGCTACACCTGTACCACTTGAAGGTACTGCTAGATTAGTACTAAATACTCTCCTACCTGCAGCTAATCCACCTGTAATATCAACTAAGTTTACAGTATCATTATACTCCAATACACTACCAGAATCAATAGCTGTCCAAGTACCGCTTATAGTACCTTCAGGAAATATATACATTTCTATTTTGTATAGTCCTTCTGAACCAGTACTAAATTCAGCATTAAGCAACCTACTTCTTACTTTATTAGGGTAGTTTCCAAATGTCTTCATACTTCTAAAGGCTACAACAGGTAATCCAGCAACATCCCCTGCAACCGCCCTTTCACCATCACTAAAGAATGGTTCATCTTGTAGACCTGTATCATTACCATATGTTTGAGCATTCCAAGAACCACTTAATACAAAACAACCTGCATGACTACTCTCACACTTCATAGTAAGTACTGCTGAACCAACATGAGTTCTATCTAGTAAGTTATTATCTGTTTTAAAAGTATGTAGTAATACCCACTTATCTCCATCAAAATACTCATAGCTAATATTACCTACACCTAAATACCCGAACCTAATTCTATACCTAGTTATCTTATCTACATTTACTGGAGCACTAACTACCTGTAATACATCTGGTTCAGGGTTAATAACATTTGTGCCATCCCAACTTGCAGTACTTGATCCAAATACATTCCTATAACCTACTACAAAGTCACCGTCTTTATACCCTATAAATACCCCATCATATACATCATATAACCCTATGTATGTAGTACCACTTGTATATGTACCATTAAACCCTGCTGTGAAGTATGTCTCTATAGTCTGAGCAGTCTTATACCTTAATGCAGACATAGTTCTTACTACATCATTAGTATCTCCACTCACTTTTAGTAGTGATCTATTAAACTGTGCTTGAGGGCTGCCACTAGTTTTAACTCTTCTAGAACTCAATGGGTGATCAAATGTTAATGAAATCTGTGGAGAAGCATTGCTTACTTTTAATCCACCAAATAACCCTACTTCTACCTCATTACCTAATCCGTCCACTATCTTACTGTTTTTTAAATAACTCATGTACTCTCCTTATATTATGTACCACTGTGAACCATTACTTATTAACTTGACACTCTCTAAGTTACCTAGTAAAAACTCACTTCTATCATCTATCAACTCTGAACCAATAATAGTAACTGTACTACTTGTATTATCAATTCTCTTAATATTAACTACTTTACCTGTTTCACCTATAGCAGTAGGAATACTTATCTCTATATCACTACTAGCATTTATAAATGAAGCATACATGCGTGTATCTATTGAACCAGTACTAGTTAGAGTCTCTATTTCATTTCCACTATTTGGTTCGCTGTTTACCCATTGTCTACCATTAAAACTTAATACTTGTCCACTCTGAGGATTACTAATCTTAGCTTGTTTACTACTTATAGCAGGTACTATTTGACTAGTAGCTTGATTAGCACTAGCAGCAAATGTAGGTAACTCTTTCTTAACTTGTTTCTCTAGTTTAGTATTAGTATACTTCTCTACTAACTTCTCTAACTCATTAATACTTACACTTTTACCATCTTTACCATTCTTTCCATCTTTACCATTAATACCATTCTTACCATTTATCCCTGGTTTACCATCTACACCATCTTTACCTGGAGCACCTCTAAAGTCCTGAGCATCTACGTACTTCTTTACTTCTTTAGGTATACTACTAATAGTCTTATCTACATACTTACTTATATCGTCTTGTATGAACTTCTCTACGTACTTATAATCTACTATTCCTTGGTTCCCGTCTTTACCATCACGACCATCTCTACCATCTATACCATCTTTAGGTACTCTAATCTTACTTACTTTATCAGTAACTATTTTAGTTAACTCTTTAGTTAGTTTACTGACTTCTTTGTTTATATCACTAGTAGATGCCTTAGCACCTATTAGTTGATCCAACTTAAGTAACTTACTATTCTGTTTCTCTAAAGTATCTAGTACTATTTCTAAGGTTTCTTCCATTACATAGCTCCTAATTGTTTATTTAGACTCTTGGCTCTCTCTTTAAGAATATCACCTCTAGTTTTTTCTTCCTGCTTCTGTAACTCATGTAACTTATCGGCACCACTCTCTTTCTCTAAGAACTGTAAAGCTTTCATATCTGCATCTTCTTTAGATACTGCTGCTTTAGCTAGTTCACTTTGAGTCTTAGCTTTTTTAAGTTCTACATCTACTGCATTCTCCATACCTTTAGCTCTTTCATTAGCTATCTCTGCCTCTAATTTAGCTATCTGTAACTCTTGCATTTTCATAGCTACTGGATCAGGTTGTGGTTCATATTCCTCTATTAACTTAGCAGCATCTGGGAGTCTCATTAACCTCAAGTGCTCTGCTCTTAAAAGCTTTCTTATTTGAGGATCTTCATTAGGACCCATAGTTTGTATTAAGAATGCTAACTCTTGAGCCTTAGCAGCATTATCCTCTGTAGTAGTAACTTGTATGTCTATATCTATATTACCTTCTAAGTCATCTCTCTTAATCTCAACAAACTCATCATTAGTTATCCTCATAACTTGACTCTCTTCTAAGAACTCTGCATTATATGCCATCCACTTTCTCATAAGAGGTTTAACTAAGTTCTCTGCTATATTTCTAACTATATTTAGTCTTCTAGTACTTGTAGCATCTAAAGCACCTCTAGCACCTGTAGCTGTTGAACCAAGTGAGTTACCACTTATTCCTCCTGCAAATCCTTTAACACCTGTCATACTCTCTATATCATTATTCATTAAGTTAATAGTGTCATATGCAGAACTAGGTATAGGTGTATACGTACTCTCTATTATTTGACCTGCTCCGGGATTGTACTCATAGTTCTTACCACTTAAAGCTCTCTTCTTATTAATGTCATCTAATGCACCTTTAGGGATACCTTTCTGACCATTATTAGCAGAAGCCATACTATCTATAATACCTCTTAGCATTGCAGTCTTTACTTTTTGACTATCACTAATTAAATCAGCATTACTTTCACCATATATACTAAATGGTACTGAACTAAATGGTACAGCTATAAATGGTACTTTGCCATCAGGAAATGGATTTTCTTCATTTCTAATTATGGTATTACCTACCCATGCACATACTCTTGGTTCAGCTATACCATCACCATTAACATCTAAATTACCCCAGTATTCATACACTACTATTTTCTTTCTTGGTTCATCTGTAAACTCAAACTCTGTCTCATCTTCACTATCGTAATCCCAATCAGCAGTTGTATCTGCTACCTGATCACCTTCACTCATCTTCGCTACTTTATCCAGATTCTTATATCTACCATCACTTCTTAAAGTACTTAAGTCTGTCTCATACCTATAAATAACAAACTGAGCATTATCTAAGTCATCTTGACAAGTAGGATCAATAAATACATCTTCATTCCTACAGACTTTAGCAGTAGGTTGATTCCTTATAATCTTGGTCTGAGTTTCTATTCTTGAACCAATAGGTATACGCTCACCTGTTATATTATTAGTCATGAACATAGGTACTTCTACCTCTATCTCCTCATCTTCATATTCCCAACCAGTTTGAACAACACATGTACCCTCTACTGTAAGTACTTTAATAGCTTTAGTCATAAATGAGAACCTATTAAACTGTCTACAAAATTGGGTATTAAGTACTAGTTCATTTTGTCTAGCAGCTGCTCTATCTTCAAATGTTACAGGGTAAGCTTTAATTATATCTGGAGTACTTACAAATGGATCTTTGAGTGTAGCATGTTGCCACTCATCTTGTTTCTTTATATCTCTACTTACTATTTGAGATTTACCCTTTACTTCATTACCATAAGGTTCACCTGCATATTCTTTCTTCCGTGTCTCAATGAGTGCATCTTGATCCTCTCTGGATTGCTCTGCACTCTTTAAGTCACCTTTCATTATCTTTAGTATTTCTTTAGCTTTCATCATGTACAATCCTCATATTTTGCCTATTATATCTATGCTTAGATTACTCTTAGCTTACACACTAGTACTGTTATTACGTAAGTAGTGCTCAACACTACCCTTACCTGCTTCAGTATTATAGTACTTCTTCCAGTACTTAGCTCTATCTTCTAATAACTCTGGTATTTCCTCAGGTACTAACTTGTACTTTAATCTAGTAAATATCATAGCTAATAGAGGATTATATCTTAGCTCTTCCCATTGAACCAAGTCAATATCTATATCCATAGACTTTATTAATGCTTTCTTATGATGCATTCTGGTTCTAGCTTTAACATCTTCAAAAGGTAAATGGTCAAATTGAGTAATACCCATACCAGCACCTAAAGTACTATCTTTATAAGTACCAAAGTGAGTTTCAGCACCTGCAGTTTCTACAAGTAACTTATGAGCTACATTATTTGAACCATTACCTAATATATCACATACCTTAAATGCTATTTCTTCTAAGTGGTACTTACCACCTATTAAACCATAGTAATACATATCTAATCCTTATTATTTACTTTATTTATTAGTTCATTAAAGAACACTTCTTGCTCACTAAGCATATATTGCATTAGGTCATTACACTTCATTTCTATACTGTAGTCTGATAATACTATGGCATATATACCTTGTAAAAACACCTCCATATCAAAGTTATTACTTATATACTCACCTATATATCCAACACTTGGATGTGGAGCCAAAGTATTAAGAAACTTTATATACACGTCACTTTGCTTATATAACTCATTTCTAATAGCTAATTTAACTCTATTACTATTCTTATCTAAATCACTATAGCTATAGAGTATCATTCTAATAGCCTCTACTTTATGTATACTTTGTTTACCTACAGCTAGTTTAGATACTGCTATAAGTGTAGGAGTTTTTAGTCTATTGTCTTTAGAAGAGCAATTGTATATTTCTGTACGGACTAGGTTTGCAAAATCTAGCTTTACTTTCTCATACTTAGCTGTGTTATACTCTTCTAAATACTTACTTATTATCGGTTCAACAAAAGGAAATAGCAAAGCTAATATACCTATTACACCATATTTTTTAACTAATACTATTTTATCTTCTATTATGCTATGCTTTTCTTTTTCCATTATTTACCCTGCTATTATACTTTGAAACCACTCTGATTTACTTATACCGAACACTATTGTTATTGCTAGTACTGCTTCACATATAGTTATAAGATTATCTAACATATTACCTACCTTATTAAATTTATAACTAATGAGATAGCTGACATTAAGAAAATTAGTTTATCCCACTTTCTATTTGTCATAATCTCTTTGTTATTTGCTGTTAGGTTATCACTTAACTCCTGTATCTTGTCTTTACCTAAATCAAGCCTTTTATTTATAGCTGATATGTCTAGTTTTGCTTTACAGTTATCATATGCTCTTCTGTTCATAGTTACTCTCTTATCTTATTTATGATTACTTGTTTTAATTCAGAAGTTAAGTTGTTTCTTTTACTCTTAACTGCTTCATCTAGAAACACCTCTAATAGTTTATCATCTATACCATTGTCTGTACTTTCAACTAGTTTTCTAGCACCTAATTCTACTGCATCAGCTGCATACTTCTCAATAAAGTATACCCCTATATATTTCATTATTACACCAAACATTACTTAATACCTTTTAACACTTTTACGTCTTCACATATAACTATACCAGCATCTGTACCCATAGGGTTTATACATTGGTAAGCTACACTACATCCACTAAATCCTATAACCATTGCTATTGAAATTAATACTGCTTTAACCATTTCTACTCCTTCATTTAGATTTTACCACTAATTAGTAGATAGTATATTAACAAATGTAACATACTATTTACCATTATTGCAACCAGTGCTACAACTAGACTATTTACCATTCTCTTAGGTTATTCCTATATTTGGTAACTACATCACCAACTTGTTGAGTAGTCTCACCTTCTAACTCACTGCTTATATCTTCTTCTGTAAGTATATACTCATATGGTTCAGCTAAGAATAGCTTAATATCCTCTATTGAACCAAGTGAATTAACCTCGTTAGTTATCTTGTACCTATTGCTAACTATGTATGTTCTAAATGTTCTCATATCATTAGCATTAGTAACTACTTCGTTAGCTAGTACAGTGTAATCTTGACCACTCATATCTGCTTCATCTTTTAGCATAGTGCATAATTCAATTTCAGTACCTTGTATGTAGCTAATAGCTTCTCTCTCTAGATTTTCCCAACTAGCCATTTCAGCAGGGCTGTACTTTTCAGTAGCTTTATTAAGCTTATCCTTACATAGGCATACTAATTCACTAACTAGTTCTTTTTTAACTACCTCTAAATCTCTAGGTATTGCAGTTCTTTTAAGTACATTACCAACTAACTCTTCTGTATATGTATAATACTTCCTATCTGGTATTGGCTCTTCAATTACTAATTGAATACCTAATTCATTTAATTTAGCTTCATCACTAAATACACTTCTAGGGTAGACTATCCCATCTACCTCTATCTCTTTTGGTTTGTTTATCTTGTTATTGTCTTTATCTATCCACATTATTCTTTCCTTTCGTTGTATAAGATGGTTACTTCTTCTTGTGTTAATGCTTTGTTGAATATTCTTACTTGGTCAAGCCCACTTACACTATAATAATACCTTGTTGAGCCATATATAAGACTTCCACCAATGTCTATAATTTGTCCTGATGTGTTTTTTGGTGATAGCAAGAAGCTATCGTCAAGTATACCATCAACGTAACAGTACCCATTAGTACCATCAAAGACAGCAGTATATAAATGAAATTGCCCGTCTGTATATGCAGTAGCAGGGCTTTCTGAATTTCCTCTATTTGTTAGGTATTTGTGATTGATATAAAACCCAGTGTCATTTACTGTGATAGATGTTTGGCTAGTTCCATTTGTAAACCAAGCAAGATTACAAACCTCACCGCTTGCATTTCTTTTTATCCAACCACTTACTGTATAAGGCACATCAGCGTTAAAGGTATTCGTAGGTATCTGTAATTGACTACTACTCCCATTAAACACACCAGCTTTACCAAACACTCCATCACTGTAAGTCACATTAGTAGCAGTACCATCATAGTTACCTCCAGCATCTGTAGCATCTCCATCTAATTTATACAATGCTACTCCACTACCATCACCAAATGGGTCTACTTGGTCTACTGTTATGTCAGGTAAACACACTGTACTATTTGGTTTCTCATATTCATATATAGCTTCTATCTCTGCTTGTGATAAGGCTCTGTTGTATATACGGAGGTTTGATATATCACCATCTAGCTTGTTAGAGTTTGCCACAGTCCAATGATGATTGCCAATATAGTATGAATACCCATACTCAGCAGTTGAATCATTAGCTACAGTTACTGAATCAGCTAATGTCATCTCAGCATCTAGGTATAATTTACGTCCACTTTCATCAGATGTTAATGTTACAAAGTACCAAGTATTCTCATCTAGTGTTTTACTAGTATCAATTAAGCCAGTACCTTGATACACATCTAAACCATAAACATTGGAAACTGAACTTAAGTACACCCATACTCTACCACTAGTTAAAGCTGAAGTAGTAGCACCTACAAGAATGTACATATCCCCTTTGACCCAACCACATATAGTTATAGGTGCTTTATATATAGGTACACCACCAAAATCTGTACTTATATATTGCTTATCTACTGTATTTACTACAACCTTATCCATCTCACTAGCATAAACATAACTAACACCACTATCAGTACCATCAGCTTGACTTATAGCATTATCTAAGCTATTACCATCTAGTGGGTAGTATGCTATTAATCCATTATCTATTGGTATGTTGTGTATAGACTCTTGTAAATTTTGTACAAATAGTTGATCAGACGAACTAAGTGTTTTGTTGTAACATACCAAATTTGAATACATATTAGTAGTCAAAGTTGTAGGGATTGTTTCTGAATAAGTAAACACCCAATCAGTTCCACTATTTTCCCAATATGTACACGATAAACCACTTGTATTAGGAATAGTTATGTTTCCACTTCCACTATACACAATTCCTCTATCATTATCATATGTGTAGGTAGCACTTGATTCGCTACCATTGAAATTATTTAAGTCATCTTCTGCCGTACCTGTTAGTTTATAATCTGCGACTAACCAGTGAAGTGGAATAGTATTACAGATTGTTGAGGTAGCACTTGGTTTAACTGTATTACCAATTATACTCATTAAGCACCTCCTG